CGCAAAGATACTCGCAGCACGAAATCAACCAAAGTAGAGTAATCCGAACTCCTGATTTTTAAAAGCGTGCTATAAATATGTGTGGATGCCGTAAGGGTCCACACAACACAAACTCGCTTTTAAAGGAGCTACAATAATGACAAACCTGGAAAGGTATACTGCTGCCGATTTGTCCGCATTGATGGACAGAATCAATAAGAATAGTATTGGAATGGAAGGTTACTTTGATCGTATATTCAAACTTCACGAAACTCAAACAAACTATCCACCTTACAATCTCATTCAAGTAAATAACGTAGAATCACACTTAGAGATTGCATTAGCAGGTTTTAAGAAAGGAGAAGTAAATGTTTTCACGGAGTATGGAAAACTTTTTGTCGAAGGGCAACGGGAAGATACAGAGTCGGAGAAGACCTTTATCTACAAGGGAGTGGCTAGCAGAAGCTTTAAACGAGCGTGGACTCTATCCGACGACACAGAGGTACGAGACGTTACCTTTGAAGACGGACTCCTCAGAATCGTCCTCGGAAAAGTAGTCCCAGAGCATCATGCCCGTAAAGATTATTTGTAATCCTTAACATTTTTTTTATGTTTAGTGGCGATTGATACAGACTTTTGTATCACTATGATACATAATGACTATATAATTTAGACCTATGGAGGGACGATGAATTTCACAACCGCCACCTTAACATTAGGAACAGTAATGACTCTTTTCTTCGGGGGAACGATCGCCGCCGTTCTGCCCTGATACATCCTGATAAATAAAACTGAATATCGTCGGCGCAGACGGGGAGGTAACTGGCAAAAACCAGTTGACACCTCCCTTTTCTATTGGTAGAATGTATGGAGGAGTTGAGTAACTAATGTCAATCAAACTTGTAGTGTTGAAGTCGGGCGAGACTTTGATATCTGATGTAAAGGAACTTATTTCTGAGGAAAAAGAGGCAGTAGCATATATCCTAACAAATCCACATAAAGTAGCAGTTAGGACAGAAGTTCTTCTTACCGAAGAGAGTGTTATTGATGATGACCGTAGAGAAGTTCAGGTCAGTTTATCTCCATGGATTATGCTTACCGAAGACGATAAGTTCACAGTTCCTCTTGAATGGGTTGTGACTGTTTGCGAACCACTAAAAACTATTACTGAAATGTACAAGGAGAAAACTAATGGATAAGTCTGTAAAATGTATCTTATTGGACATCGATAATGTTCTTATTTCGGAAGTCATCGAAGTAATGGCAGACATTGGTGAACCAAACTGTAAGTTGGTAAACCCGTATCAGTTTTTTGGTCCAGATGACATGAAACCATGGCCAAAAGCAACAAACCAGACGGAACTAATGATTAGTTCTGATAGAATACTTACTATTGCTGATCCAACAGAAGAAATTGTTGAAAAGTATCTTGAACTAACTGCCTAATGAGATTTTATACTAACGTTCAGATGGTCGGGGATCACTTCTTGGTTCGCGGTTATGAAAATGGTCGCCATTTCATGACCCGTGAGAAGTTCAACCCGACTCTTTTTGTCCCTTCCAATAAGAAAACCAAATATCAAACTCTTAATGGAGAATATGTTGAAGCAGTTCAACCTGGTTCAGTTCGTGACTGTCGTGAGTTTATCAAAAAGTATGATGGTGTAGAAAACTTCAAAATCTACGGAAACACGGGATACATCTATCAGTACATTTCTGAAATGTATCCAGAGGAAGAGATTAAGTTTGATACTAACAAGATCAAGATTACTACCATTGACATTGAGGTTGCATCCGAGAATGGATTCCCCGACGTAGAGTCTGCTGCTGAGGAGGTTCTACTTATTACTATTCAGGACTATGCAACCAAACAAATTCGTACTTGGGGCAAAGGACCTTTTAAGAATGTGCAGGATAATGTCATCTACAAAGGTTTCCGAACCGAGTATGAGTTGCTAGATGACTTTATCAACTGGTGGATGGTTGAAGAAAACTGCCCTGAGGTTGTGACTGGTTGGAATAGTGAACTGTATGATATGCCGTATCTTGTGCGGCGTATTGATCGCATCCTTGGTGAGAAACTCATGAAGCGTTTGTCACCATGGGGTCTGGTTACTGAGCGTGAAGTGTATATTGCTGGTCGTAAGAATATTGCTTACGATGTCGGCGGTGTTACTCAACTTGACTATCTGAATCTTTATAAGAAGTTTACTTATAAAGCGCAGGAGTCCTATCGTCTGGACTACATTGCAAGTGTGGAACTTGGACAGCAAAAGTTGGATCACTCTGAGTTTGATACCTTCAAAGACTTCTACACCAATGGTTGGCAGAAGTTTGTAGAGTACAACATCAAGGACGTGGAACTTGTTGACCGTATGGAAGACAAGATGAAACTCATTGAACTTGCTGTCACGATGGCATATGACGCTAAGGCAAATTATGCTGACGTTTCTTCACAAGTTCGCATGTGGGATACGATCATTTATAATTATCTAAAGAAGAGGAATATTGTTATTCCTCCGAAAGAACGTTCTGATAAGGACTCCAAATATGCAGGAGCATACGTCAAGGAACCGATTCCTGGAAAGTATGATTGGGTTGTGTCTTTTGACCTTAATAGTCTGTACCCTCACCTTATTATGCAGTACAACATCTCGCCAGAGACCCTCTGTGAGGAAAGACATCCCAGCGCAACTGTTGAGAGGATCTTAGGCGAAGAGCTGACCTTTGAGATGTACAAGGACAATGCGGTATGTGCCAATGGTGCCATGTATCGTAAAGATGTTCGTGGGTTTCTTCCAGAACTGATGGAGAAGATCTATAAAGACCGTACAGTCTTTAAGAAGAAGATGCTTGCTGCTAAACAGGACTATGAAAAGACACCTACAAAAACTCTTGAAAAAGAAATTGCAAGGTGCAACAATATCCAGATGGCTCGTAAGATTCAACTTAACTCTGCTTATGGTGCTATCGGTAACCAGTATTTTCGATATTACAAACTCGCAAATGCAGAAGCGATTACACTCTCTGGGCAAGTCTCTATCCGCTGGATTGAGAACAAAATGAATGGGTATCTAAATAACCTGTTAAAAACTGAGGATGTAGATTATGTCATCGCATCTGACACTGACTCAATCTATCTTAATATGGGACCTCTTGTTACTAAATTTTTTAGTAGTAAGTCTGACGATAAAACAGCAGTTGTTTCCATACTTGATAAGATCTGTCAAGAAAAGTTGGAACCATTCATCGAACAGTCTTATCAGGAACTTGCGGATTACGTTTCGGCATATGAACAAAAAATGCAAATGAAGCGTGAGAATATCGCTGAACGTGGCATCTGGACTGCGAAGAAGCGATATATTCTCAACGTATGGAACAGTGAGGGTGTTCAATACAATGAACCCAAACTGAAGATGATGGGTATTGAAGCAGTGAAGTCTTCCACCCCTGCTCCCTGCCGTCAGATGATTAAAGATGGTCTCAAACTGATGATGAATGGCACTGAGGATGAGGTTATTGACTTCATTGACCAATGTAGAGTTAAGTTTAAAAATCTTCCCCCAGAAGAAATTGCTTTCCCAAGAACTGCCTCTGATGTTCGAAAGTATTATTCTTCATCTGACATTTATGTGAAGGGTACACCTATTCATTGTCGTGGAGCACTTCTCTTTAACCACTACATCAAAGAGAAGAAACTGACCAATAAATATTCACTTATCGGTAACGGGGAAAAGATTAAGTTCCTCTATTTGAAAAAACCGAATATCATTCAGGAGAACATTATCTCCTTTATTCAAGACTTTCCACGGGAACTTGGTCTTGACAAATACATCGACTATGACCTACAATTTGAGAAGAGTTTTGTAGAGCCCCTCAAGTCTATTCTTGATGCTATTGGGTGGAGTGTCGAAAAAACTGTAAACCTAGAATCGTTTTTCTTTTAATGGATCTTCCTATTAATGACAATGAGCTTGCCACTATTGTGAAGGCAATGTCTCTTGGAGGTGATACCGCTCTGTATCAAAAACTCAAACTGGTAAAGGAACTGCGTGAGCAGGATCTGCCTTATAAAAAAATTCTTCGTGAACAATACGGGATGGTAGCGTGATGATTAAAGTAAAATATCAACTTAAAGGGCACCCAAATACACTCTTTAAGTTCTTTAAAACTGAAGCACAAGTTGAGAGTTTCAAATCTCAAAACCCACATTATATTTTTGAGTAATTTATGGACTTTTTAAAAGATATTGTAAAAGAGATTGGTGATGACTACACTAAACTAGCAGCAGATATTGACGAGACTGAAACTTATGTGGACACAGGTTCGTACATTTTTAACGCACTGGTTTCAGGTAGCATATTTGGTGGTGTATCTGGGAATAAGATTACTGCTATTGCTGGAGAGTCTTCTACTGGAAAGACTTTCTTCTCTCTCGCTGTCGTTAAGAATTTTCTTGATTCCAACCCTGATGGTTACTGCCTCTATTTTGACACTGAGGCTGCTA